TTTCGAGACCATCGACGATCTGGGCCGTGAGTTTCAGCTTCACGTCAAGTTCGTCGCCGAAATAGCTGATCGTCTCCTGCACACCGCCGCGCGATGGTCCGTGATCGAGCGCGTTGCGGATATGGAATCGGGCGGTCGGCGGGCCATCCTGGGCGACAAATTCCAGAAGCGCCTTGCGGAACTTTAGGTCGACTTCCTGGCGGATAAATCGTTTCTCGCTGCGGACGAATGCCGAGACGTTGGCTGGAACGTTGGCTTCCGTGAGTCCGGGACGCATTTTGTGTCACGCTCCCTCGGTGATTTCGGTTCGGTCAACTGCTCTCGGCGCAACGATGACCGAATCCGGTCTCTCAGGTAGCAAAAGCCTCTCGTGACCCACGATCTTCAGTGCCTCGTAAATCCCGGCGGCAGAATAAGCCGCCCCGGCCTCGGCATCGTCGCGGCAGTCTTTCCAACCAGCAATCCCCGGAAACTCCTTTCGTGCCGTTCGAGCTGCTGCGCCATGAATGACCACATGAAATCGCCGCGGAAGCACGATGCCAACTGCCGCATGCCGCCGGTCGCCTGCTTGATGCCGTCGAGAAACCGATCTCTGGCCTTGCGCCACGAATAGGCTTCGCCGCGGACCGGCGCGGTTTCGCTCTGCCTGCTGGCCAGCTCCACGCCGCCGAGCGTCACTGCGTCACGCCGCATCCTGTCGAGCACCTGCCCGATCTCGGTCCACACCGAGCCTTTGAGCGGTTCGATCTTGGCGAGATGCACGCAGGCGTCCGCCGCCATCTTCAAACCCTCGATCACGCGCTCGTAGCTTTCCTTCTCGATCATCCGCGTTCCAGAGGGATGCGGCAACGGATCGCCGTCGACGCCACGGACAACGAGATTGTTTGGATGATTTGGATCATCCGGCTCGTGGGTCTTAACGTCTTCGGTCATTGCAACTGCACGCCCTCGGCCGGCGCAAACATATCGACGAACTCGTACTTCTTGAGCATAACCCACGGCGCGACATTCGAGCCGATCACTTCGCCGCGCACCGCCACGAACTCGGCGTGCAAGATCGAACGGTCCGCCATGACAAGGCTTATTGTCCGGTCGATCAGAAGCGAGGTCATGCGGCTGACTTTGGTCATTTCGGGCGTATTTCCTGGTCGCCGTAAAGAAGCTCGCGCAGCGGCCGTTCGACCTCTGGCGGATTTGTCGTCACGTTCAGCAATGCGTGAACGGCATTTCGCAGTCGTTCGTAAGCAACTTTGAAACTCTTCGGCTTGGCCACGCTTGATCTCCGCTTATGGTCCCGCTCCCGGCTGCTGCGCTCCGGTATTTCCCAACAGCAATTGCAGCGCGCTCAAGCCACCACCGACATCGGTCTCGGACAGATTCTGCGCGGCCTGCGTTGCGCCGGGTGCGACTTTCTCCGCCGCGTGCATCTGCATGGCGCCTTGCTTGGCCTGCTCGCGCCCGATCCGCAAGCGCTTGATGATCTCCGCATCGTTCCAGTCGTCCGGTGGAAACTCGACCGCCTCGCCGTAATCGCGGATGAACCGATCCTTGTTGATATTGTCGAGCGTGCCGGGCAGCGCGCCTTCCATGCGTCCGGCCATGACGATCGTGCGTTCCATGCCGGCGGTCTTGGCTGCCTGCTGGATCAGGGCGAGCTTGCTGACAAATTTCAGCTCGATCGGGACGCCGCGAAGGGAAGCTGGTTTCGGTGGGATCAAGCCCCTGCGGTTCATGATCGACACGACGCGCGACAAACCGATCGCATCTTCCCGCAGATTGCGCTCGATCACCGGCCCCAATCTTAGAAGTTTCTCCCCTCTGCGCTCGGACAATTCCAACTCATTGCGCGGTTGTACGCCTTCCATCTGCGAGATCATCAGGAATACGTCATTGTAGAACCAGCGCTCGATCCGTGCCTGCAGACGCTCGATGATCTTGTCGGCGAACTCGACAAACCGCGGATCGACCGTATACATCGGCTTCATGCCGCCGCTTTGGGCGAGATTGGGAACGTAAGTGACCTTGCCCGGTAGCGTCGAGGCCGGCTCGTTCTTCATCGCCAGGTCGGCCTGCATGGGAGGGCGCAAGCCCTTGTCCACGCCTTCCGCTTCACGTCGCGTCAATTGATGCAGTTGCCGCGTGTCCGGCAGCGCATCCATCCCCGGTCCTCTTCCATAGGGATCGTTTCCGCGCTGCGTCCATGGCGAATACATGAACGGCTTTTCGCGGAAGCCTCTCACCGACAGCGGCTGCGGCGTCGAATAACCGCGCAGCCAATACACTTCGCGATAAGGATAGCCGCCAGGCACTACGCCGAGATTGAATTTCTGGCCCTGTTGATTGCACGGAAAATTCGGCTCGATGGCATGCGCACAGATGAATTCGGTTTCGAGATTGGCGCCCTTGGTATTCCAAAGTTGCGCGACATTGGTCCCCTGCAGCGCTCCCGGACCGAACTTCTCCACCATCTGCCGCACCGTCAGCGTGAACTCGCGGTACAGTGTCTCGATCTGGTTGTTGTTGGCGCACGCCGCGAAATACTCTCCCGCACACGGCACCTGACAATTGACGATATCGTTGCGGTCCTCGTAGATGTACATCGGCGCCGTGCCGAAGGTGATCTGATCCTCGTAGTATTGATACTTGCGGTCGTAATAGTTCGATCCGGCCAGAACCTCATAGACCCGCTTCTGGAATTCGTTGATCCAGCGCTTGCCGGTCGAGTCCATCAGATCGAACGCCTGCTCGAATTGCACACCGGGAAAATACGGGCCGAACTTGAACCACACCTTGCTCTGGTTCGACAGACCGTCCATCATTCCGGCGGCGCAGACGTTGATCGCTTGCGTCGGTGTCGAATCCACCACATCCTGGTTGATCGGCAGACCGCGCGTCATGTTGTTGGGCGAGACCACCCACCAATATCGCCGCGGCAGCATGTTGCTGGCGATCTCGCCCCAGTGCATCCACCACGGCGTCCGCCAATTGCGCAACCCGAGCAGTGTCTGCTCGTAGTGGTTTCTCAGGTCCTCCCAGTCCTGGTTGGAAGTCCAGGTCCGCGTCGGGATGATCGCGGGCGTCCGTGCCAGCATCGAGGCGCCGGCATTCTCATAGTAGACCTGCGTCTCGGCCATGCACTTCTCAGCCGCCCAGCAATGCCGCTTCGGTCGTGGTCGGCTTCACCAGATCGCCCTGGCCGGAGGTCTTGACTGTCCCGCCATAGGCGCCACCCGCGCCTCTGGCCAATTGGCTCGCTCCGGCCTGCTGCACCGATGGATTGGCCATGGTCGGCGGGATCGCCGCCGGCGGCAACGGTGGCGGTGGCGGCACGTTGATCGAAGGCGGAGAGAACAGCGCGCCCATTTGTATCACGCTCCCTCGGTGATTTCGGTTCGGTCAACTGATCTCGGCGCAACGATGACCGAATCCGGTCTCTCACCTGCCGACAGCCTATCGTGAACCAACATGCTTATCCGGTTGTCTCCCAACCAGGACTCCTGTGTATTCGCCTGCGGGACTTTCGACCCTCACGGTATCCGTTATGGCGCGGCATCATCCCCAACGGATCATATTCGGTCTGCGCTATCGGACGCCGCGCCCGCGCTTCCAGTTCCAGCAACGTCAACTCGTGCGCGTCCATGGTGTTTAGGATCGACTTTGCAAGCTCGGCGTTGATCTTATCGCGAGCCACAATGTAACCGATGAGGCTGTCACGCAGCAGCTTTTGATCGGCGAGCGGCAGACGTTCCGGTGCCGAAGTCATCGCCGGCCCAACGCCAACGGATTATATTCGCTCTCGAACTGCGGCCCCATCTTTCCCGTCGTCCACTGTTCCGCCGGCCTGATCGTCGCAACCGCAAGCCCCGACATCACCAAATAACGCGTGCAGTCCATCAGGTGGTCCTTCTGGCCGTCTTTGATGCGGCCGTGCTCGTCGCGCTGGTAGAAGCCGTATTCCATGATCCAGTTCAGCAGCGTCTTGAAGACCTTTAAGCGTCCAGTCGACAACCGTTGCCACACCGCGACGACTCCGGCTTCGACTGCGTTATTTGCTTCGGTGAGTACCAGGCCCAGCTCCGAATAGATCGCCGAAAGCTGCACGCCGTCCTTCTGTCCGCGGCCTCGCGCCGCCGGATCGATCACGCCGGGAATCCATACCCCTCTTGCCCGGATCGCTTGAGCATGGATCGCAGGCTCGGCTTGGCCGCGATAGTGCTCGCCATAGAGATAAACCACGTCGTTGTCCCGGTCCCATGCTCCCCATAGTGCCGCAGTCCGCTTCCAGCCGACATCGAGCGCGTAGCATTGCGGCATCCAGTCGGGAACCACGAACGGGTCGCAGAGAAATTCCGCTCTCGGCACCGGCCATACCGCCCCTGGTCCGAGCGAGGGAATGCCGAGCGAACGTGCCTCGAACTCATGCGGCGGAATTCGCGTCCTTTCCTCCGCCTTCATCTGCTCGGTCAGATGCGGAACATTGTCCCAGCCCGCCATCACCACAAAACGCGAACGCTTGGCGATGACCTCTTCGGGCGAGCCGGAGGAAAGCGAAGGCGATCCGTCAGTCATGTGCGGCACGCAACAAAATCCACCACTCTTGTCCGACAATTGTAACGGTCTGTCTCACCCGCTCAGCCCAACAGCCGTAAGGGATATCCGCAAGCGTCGGTGGTGGAGCGCAGCGCAATCCAACGATCACGGCGCCGCGCCTTGCGGCTGCTTGATGGAGATTTTCGAGGCTGGCCATATCAAAGCTCCGTTTCCGCCATCACCTAAATATCCGAGCGCAGCGAACCCTTGAAAGCTACGCGCTCGGCCTTGGCTCCCAGCTCCGTGGGTTCGTGACTAGAATGGTGTTGCTCGACGCGCATCGGGTTCATGTAGCCTAGCGGAAGGAAGCGTTGCAGATCGCGCTTGATGTAGTGGCGCGCGCCCAAATAATTGAACAGCTCGATCATGCGGGCGGTATAAGCCGCCCAATCAGTCGTCTTGATGATCGTCGGCACATAGTTGGCGCGGCCGACTTTGTAGAGGTCGACGAATTTGTGTGTCGCCAGCACGACGTCGCGGCTATGGTCGACATCAAGCGTCGGCTCGAGCGATACCCAAGTGAAGATGCCGGCTTCGTGGAAAGCGCGGAGGGCTTTGATTCGATCAGCCGGCAATGCCGCTTTCCGTTCCCACTTTAGCGAGAAGTCGTCCTTCAGCGTCGTCAGCGTGCAGGCGAAGGCGTCACGATTTTGCCTGAATAGCGCCAGGTCGCGGAGTGCGCGCGTGCCGCCCTTCGTCAAGGTGCAAAAGCCAAGGCCGTGCTCGATAAGAATTTCGAGGCTGAGAATCGTCGGCGAGGTATCACCAAGGTGATAAGGGTCCGACGTAAACGAGATCATCACTTGCTCGGTGATGCCGGCGGCGCGGTATTTGAGGGCATCCTTGCGTAGACCTTCAAAGAATTTCGGCCGCAGCACGGCGGCGGCGTCAAATTCCTGGCGCGGTTGCTTCGTGATCAGCGGCACATAGCAATAGGCGCAGCCGTGGCCGCAGCCGCGGTAAGGATTCAAAGCAAGGGCCGCATATTCGCCGGCTTGGCCCGAAGGCGCATAGATGTAGCCACAGCCTTTGATCGACACGCCGTCCGGGTTTATGATCGGTTTCGACATTGGGATGATCTGAGGATCACGGCCTAGAATTCCGTCTCTCCCGGCAACCGGCCGCCCGGCAGGAACGCCTGCACGACCTCACTCATGCCCTCGAGCGGCGTAAACGTCAAGAGCGACAGTCCCCGTCGCGTCATCAGCCGAATCGACATTTCCGTGAAGATCGCCAGCGGTGGCTCTTCATCGGCCCAGATCACGTCTTTGGCGGTGCCCTCAAACGATCCGCGGCCCTGTTCGTAGCTCTTGAGCCCCAGTTCCGACCAGCCGCCGAATTGGCTCCTGATCCGCACGGTATCGATAAAATCCGGAATCCCGCGCTTCCAGGTGATCGAGCCGATGTCCTCGTGCGGCACGAGGCCCGTTCCGGCTACGCTCTTGGTCCGTCCTTGCCACTTGATCGGCCCGAACAAGACCTCGCGCTGGATGATATCGCGGGTCGTCTCGTTGGTCTTGCCGGCGGCCCAAGCCTCGATCGGTCGGTCGAATTTATATCCTATCCACCATTCCGGATATCGTCCGGTGAGATGCA